CCCTTAACTCAATGCCCCCATAAAGGACACAAACAGCACCCCAACGATAGCCAGTAACTAGCATCTGGCCTTGCAACTGGATAGGCCCTCTTGCCAAATGGGGTGTGTCTTCTGGATTTGTCTTGGTCAGCTTGGCCTCCAAAACACCAGTTCCATCCAAAACAATGGAATCTTTGCCAATCACATAGATGCCATTTGACGGGTCATGCGTGATCGTCTGACCCTCACCCTCACCTGTCCCGTCCAAGGAACAGGAAAGAGGGATTAGATCGTGCGTAAAGGCTTTTCGTATGTCAGTATCAAACTGAGTAATTCCCAACCTTTTTGCTGCCTCACTCAAAATAACGGGTTCTAGGGTATTCCCCCATCCCATTGCCTCATTCCCTATGTCGGGTCTCTCCTTACCATCAAGTGCGTTGATCGAAAACTGCAGTTCATCATTGGGCGTTGAATATTTACTAAAACCCAATAGTCCTGGTAGGCGGCTAGCACTCATGCTTCGGTCGTCTGTTAATTTCCCAGCCATTTAAAAATCTCCTCTTTTGTTGTTAATAAGCTAACTCGTAAACTCTCACAATTCGGGCGTGGGCTTCTGGGTGGGAAGCCTCACATAACCCAATCTTGCGAAATTGCTTTGTTCTAAAGACTGCACCTAGAACTGATGGGTGTGTCCCTGAAGGCACTTGGATGTGCTTGCGAACGTCATTGATGCTGACCTCGCCTTGACGCTTGGCAATCTGAATTGCAAGGTTTCGGCAATTAGTCAGGAACTCAGAATCACGCTGCTCAAAAAAATCCAGTTGAGCATTGCGGATTTGTTGGCCTTGGGTTTGGTTAAGCATGGTTCACCTCTTTGGGTGATTTCGCACGTTTAACAGTGGTTTTGGCTTCCTCATTGGCAGCCACTTCAGCCAGTGGCATCCAACCAAACTTGCGCCAAGTTTGCTCAATATTGGTGTGTGCTGCAGGTCTATACTCGCACCCTTGGGCAAGAGTTTTTGTGGGGTAGGTGATTTTCTGCATATTAGAAAACCACTAAAACAGCAAAACACAGAACTACGACACAAGCCAAGAAACAAACGGCTACAGCTAGTTTTTGAATGAGACTTTCAGATTGCTCTAAACACCATAGGTAGTGTTTTTCACTTTCATAAACACTATATACATCGTATGAAGTGGGATTCATTTGGACGTAGTTTTGCGGCCAGTTCAAGTTAGAACCAGCATTACGCATATTGGATTGCACTATGTTTTTGTTCACTTTTAATCCTTTTTGTTTAAATTTGAATCTTGTTTGGAATCCTCTGTACTATTCCCAAACATGAATACATCTCCCAACGCTATAGGTAGTTTTGCTCCTTTCCTTACTTTCTTTAACTTTTGAGCCGCATCTGCTGTACGTTTTGCAGCAGCTTTGAGAACATGGGCTGGATCAACGTACTTCAAATCAAACGCAGCTTGTGAGAAATACTGACGAGCAAGCATCACCCGAAGCACTGGATCGCCCTCGACTTCATAGGCATACTTTTGAATCTGGCGGTTCAGTTCTGAGACGACAACAGCCGCCTTTTTGAGTTCCTCAAGCCTGGTCAATCTGAAGTCCAAACGGCAGTTTATGGGTCTGCCTGATCGTGTTAAAAATGCGCCCAATTTGCCATCTTCTGATGGAAAAAACTGCGCCCAATTCACCATCTCTGGTGCGTTTCTATCTGCCATGTTTGTCTCCAAGTTGTTCATTTTGGGGTACTACTATTGGCAATATACGAAACTTCATACGATGTATATTGAGTAAAGAATTTATACGATTTATAAAAACTGATATACAAATATTTAGAAAATCCCAACTCGATGTGGGGTTTTGTCATAGACATTTGACAGAATGTTGATTCCTTTGTATAGGACATTTACTTGATCCTCGCAAGCAGATTCTTCACCTGAGTTGGAGACCACTCAAGATTTCCTCTGGGTGTCTCTAGGCCGTTCTCAACAAAGACCGCACCGATTTCTCTGAGCGTATAAGCGTTGCGATTCTTCTTCAAGATCGCTCTTACTGTTGGAGCGACTCTTTCGGCAAAGCTTACGGCCTTGGCAGCGTTCACTTTGTTGCCAGCTTCTGAGCCTATCTCTGGTCTGGGTGATCCAAGCTTTACGCCCTGCTTTTTGAGTTTCTGCAATGCGGCACTGGTTCTCACACCAATCTTTTCTGCTTCCCATTCAGCAAATACCATCCGCATTTTCAGCATCTCACGGGTAGCTGCTTGGAGTTCTACGCACACAAAATCTACCTTTGTGTCGTCCAGTAGAACTTGTGAAAAGGCCATGTCTCTGTTGAGTTTGTCTAGAGATGCGATGAGCAACCTAGCTTTGTTTTTCTTGCAAGCAGCGATGGCTGCTGTAAGTGCTGGACGAGTCTTGCCAAACTTGACTTCATTCTCAGTATGTTCAGCAATAAGTCTGCCTTTGTTCTCTTCTAAGAACTTAGTTACTTTTGCCTTTTGCGTCCCCAGGCTATTGGCGGCTTTCACTTTGCCAAACTGCCTGTAATACGCAACAAACTTTTTCTCTTGGGTGGTCATTTTTTCCTTTCGAGCTTTATCTGCTCAGTTGTATAAGCCTCAAATGTATATCATCAATTTAGCTTGTGCAACCCCCAAAACAATCTTTTTATAAATATTTTCATTTAGGACTTGCTTTGTACACTTCCCAAAAGGCACAATACGGGCATATCTTTGTGAAATATAGCCATGAATGAACTAAAAACTAAGCCTTTTCTCATGCGATTAAAGCCTGAGACAAAACACTTGCTTGAGAGGGCCAAGGAAGACCAGCGCAGGTCAATTTCAAGCCTGATTGATGAGTCTGTACGCAACCAGCTTGGCTACAGATATGGGACTTTGGATGGCCTCAAAACTGAGACTGAGGCACAGGCATGAGCACCAAATCTGTGTTCACTTTGCTTGCCATTGCGCTTATTGCGTTTTGGGCATTGGTTGCTAAGTTTGTATGGAGCCTTGCATGAAGCCTACGCCTAATTGCCCATTAAATTCTTATGAGTATCAATGCACCATTTGCGATGTTGATCTTGTTTGTCATCTTGATTATTTCCCTGCGGAAAAAGGCTCAACAGGATCATGGGGTGAGCCACTAGAGCCTGATTTAGATGAGTCAATGGATTTGTTGGTTGTTTATGTCGCACAAACTGATGTGAACATTACTTCAGTTATGTCGGCAACCTTTTTAGACCAAATTGAGCGTCAAGCCTTAATTGCTTTCAAGGACAAGACCCCATGAATTACGCAGAGGCTAACCGCATTTTGGACTTGGTTCGCAAGGGCGAACCAGTGCCAGATGCTGTGGTATCTGAGGCTTTGTTTATGACGGGCGATGGGCCAATCATTTGTGATGTGCCCTGCCCTATTCTTGAAAACTTTGTGCAAGCAATGCGGGACGCTGGACTGATATGAGCCTCGCTATTTACTTTGTTGTCGCAGGGCAGCCGCATGGCAAGGGAAGACCCAGAGCAAGCACCAGAGGCGGCTTTGTAAGGCTTTACACCGATCTGCTGACTCGCAATTATGAAGAGTTGGTAGCTAGGCAGTCCAAGGCGGCTATGGGTGACATAGAGGTGCTTACTACGCCAGTTGCAGTGCGGATCAATGCTTATTTTCTTGTCCCAATCAGTTGGACAAAAAAGAAACGCAAGCAAGCAATAGAAGGCGAGATAGTGCCTGGCAAACCTGATCTGGACAACATTGCCAAGTCTATTTTAGATGGCATTCAGAACACGATTATTTCTGATGACCGCAACGTGATCAAGTTGACTGTTGAAAAGCGATATGCATTTCAGCCAAGGGTTGAAGTGTGTGTTTATGAGGTGCTGCCATGAAAGTCAGGATTCAGCCCTATGAGCAAGCTGTTGGCACAACACCAAGCAGCCAAATTATTTGGTCAAAGAAATGGGATGTGTGTGTGCAGTGCGACAACTATGAAGACGCTGAACTTTTAACTAACTCATTAAGCAAGCAATGGGTTGGCCTGACAGATGAAGAAATGGAAGAGATTTGTGAGGCTCTTTTTAAAGACCCATATCTTCCACAAAATTTTAAGTTGTTTGCTAAAGCCATTGAAGCCAAGTTTAAGCAGAAGAACACCCTCAAATGAACACCCATCACCAAAAAATCAGAGACATGTTGAAAGGCTCTGATGGTCTGACAACCAAGCAACTCCAGTACAGGTTAGAGGTTGACCACAGAACTCTTTGCAAGTCACTCAAGTCAATGCCCGACTCTTACATAGATCGCTGGACAG